ACTGCAGCATAATTGGAGTGATCAAGACGGTTTGGATATTGACTTGGCCGCGCCAAAATTTGAAGCTCGGGACTTCCGGCTTCAATGCACGCTTATCACCAATAGTAGAAACGACTTCTGGACGAAATATAACGGTCTGTTTACGGAGCTGTCCGCCATGGGGACGCACCAGCTATATGTGGAGGATTTGGATAAAACCTACATCTTGTTCTATAAAAATCAGGCAAACCTCCGAAAGATAACCAGCCTGCGAAACTCTCAGATAGGTGTTTCATTCGACCTAATATTCGGAGAGACTGACCCAATGGACAACATTGAGGCAGTTTACCTCGTGGACGATCAGGACCGGTATTTAATCGCGTAGAAGATGGTAACAATATACGGATATAACACGAATACCATACGCGCCATAGTGGAGCCATCGGAAACGGTTGTCCAATCCAAGGAGATCCTTGGTGCGGATGTCGTACAATTAGTTTTCGACCTACCTTTCCATGTGCCTTTCGCTATCGGTGACTATGCAACCATCTTCGGGGCAAGATATTACCTTACTACCTACCCCACCGTATCAAAGGAAGGGACGAGGGACTACACGTTCACGCTGAATATGGAGGGTGAGCAGCACAAGCTTGGCAGGGTACAGTACCAAAATCCGAACGGTATCGGCCAATTCCTCGATTCCACGTTCTTCATAAATTCAACGGCCGACACGTTCATGCAACTGCTTATCGACAACATGAACCGGGCATTTCCTGATGAAGGCTGGGAACTTGGGTACGTTGTGGCTGACGGCACGGTGAAGAACATACCGTTCGATGGCGTCAACTGCCTTGAAGCGTTAAACACACTAGCCGAGGCGTTCGACACGGAATGGCTTGTTGAGGGCCGTAAGGTCCATCTTTACCGGAAGTCGGCCGGGACCGGATTGGTAATGAAATACGGCGAAGATGAAGCACTATACAGCATCACTAGGGCGCCCCAGGATAACAGCAACCCCGTAACCCGTCTGTACGCATATGGCAGCGGGCGAAACTTGCCTCAAAACTACAGGAACGGCGCGACTAAACTTCGGATTGGCGCTCTAACCTATGTAGACAAATATATAGATCAGTTCGGTCTATGGGAAGATTCAGTGACGTTCGACGACGTTTATCCAAAATTCGTCGGTGAAGTAACAGCCGTGGATGCGGGCGACCCCCTGAAATTCATCGATACCACTATACCGTTCAATGTGAACGACCATTTGGTTGATGGCCTGTCCGCTAAGGTGGTGTTCGAGACGGGTCAGCTTGCGGGATACGAACTGGAATTGACGTCATTTGACAATTCTACCAAAACATTCACGGTAAAGAAGAATTCAAAGGAGACCGCTCTTGACATACCGGGCGACGAAATACGTCCGGCTGTTGGCGACAAGTATATCGTGGTGGATATACGTATGCCGAACCAGTTCGTACAGGCGGCGGAAGCCGAATTGCAGCAACGCGCTAACGATTGGATAGACGAACAGGTGTTGGCCCAATTGCAGTATTCGGTCGTATGCAACCCCCTTTATTTCAAATCCCACGGTATCAATACAAAATTAGGCGATTCGGTCACGTTGATAGATACAGCCATGGGTATTAATGAGCAGTTGCGGGTAGTTAAGTTCACCCGTAACCTGCGTCAACCGAATATCTATACCATAGAATTGGCCAGAAAAGCCAAATCAAATCCCATTGTTAAACTTCTCACATCGTTATAAACATGGCAGATGATCACATAAAAATTAAGTTGCCGCAACTCCCATTGTATTCCGGCGCCGTAAAAAATGACGACATGGTTTACGTGTGGGAAGATGCCACAGGGGTATTGAAGCATGCTACGGTCGGTCAGTTGCCCTTTGGCCAAGGGGGCGGCGGCGGACAGCCGTTATTGGGCAGTCCGTTCAAAGTAAGGTTAGGCGATGACCAGGTAACCATTTCTGGTGGTAATACTGTTGTGTCCGACGCTCGTCTTGCCGGTAAAACTGATTATCCGGTAAGCAGCTCTCAGCTAAATAACGCCGTATTCCGTGATACGGAAGTTACCTACGACGACGTGAACGGAACCGTAACCATTCTTGATTTTGAATTGCAGGCAGGGGAAGTGCTTGTGCTTTACCCTGACGGTGTGGCTGGAGGTGGTGGAGGCGGCGGTTCATTGCAACCCATACTGGATAGGCTTGCCGCGTTGGAATCGATGGTTGCGCCTTTCATTCCCACAGGAAGCGGAGAGAACCACGGCCGGGTATGGTGGACAGGGCCTCTATCCGACATTCCACTTGGCTGGGCAATTGACGAGGACTGGAACGGAAGGGTGCCTGTGGGATATGATGCGTCCGCTACTGAATTCAATGTGATGGGGAAAACGGGCGGGGTGAAAGATGTTCAGCTGTCAGCGAACCAACAGGGCGAAATCGAATTCCAATTCCAACCAGATCATTCCCAAGGATCGTCCAGCGTTCGTCAGATTCGGGGCATTCGGGCAAAGCCAAAGGGTGCTTCTAGTTGGTCATTTTCGCACGAGGTGTCCCCTCCGGCCTATCAATGGAGCGGCTCTAACTATGTAAGACCGGGAGAAGCAACAGAGTCACACACGAACCTGCAGCCGTATCGGGTTGGCTGCTGGATTAAATATGTGGGGGTATAAGATATGGCACTAATTGAATACAAAAGAGCGACTGACGTTCTGCACTTGGCGCAGGACATAAACATGGAGGTGACCGACCTCCTATACATCCCGTTGGTCGAATCGTTCGAGGACCTGTCTGTCGGAATAAGCGACCCAGATAAGCCAGGAGCCATAGCAGCCTACATGGATGGTGATTCGGTTAAACTTGCCGTCTACAACGGTGACGGCACTTGGTCTCCTGTTGGCAGCTCATCCGGCCCCACCTACACCCCTGACCCCTCCACCCCCAACACGTCGGCATTGTCCTACCTAAACACCACCTACCCCAACGCCAAGCCCGGCGATCAAGTCTACAAGACTGCTGGCGGAATGAGAAGAACGTGGACTTGCTATTCCAGCGGGGAATGGAGCAGGATTGATGAAGTAATAGAAACATGATGAAACGATACATACTAATAATGCTATTGGCGCTGGCTGGGCTGGCGGGGATGGCGCAGACGAACCCCAAAGTAAACGACGAAAAATGCTACAGGCTTATGTCGTACACACTGTCTAGTTATCCTGCAAAGTACCGGACGGATACGCTGTACCTGAATTGCTCGACGCTTAAAGTAGACAGCATCCGTTACGGCAAGGTCAGGCAAACGCAGTACACCGATTCCGTGCGAACCGTAAGCGACAGGGGATGGGTAACGCTGTATCGAAACCCGGTAACTGGCCGATGGGATCGGTTTGACCCAATAACGAAAACCTATAAAGAAACGTCTTTGAAATGAAACGACTAATAATAACATTATACTCGATATCCATGCTGTTGGGTATAACACTTCTGATTGTGGTTACGGTCGGCACCGCGTCAGCGCAGACAAACCAACCCCTTCCGAGTGGAGCGGTCCAGTTCAGCAACCAGTTATGGCTGAATCCCGCTGACAGCACGATATGGACGGGAGACGCGTTCGAAGGGAAGTTCGTGAACCTTGGAAGCTGGCATAAGGTTGATAGCCTGCTGGCCCTAAAAGCCGATGCTTCCGACTTGGCAGACTTTTACACCCAATCGCAGATAGATGCTTTTTTGGCGCTGAAAGCCGATGAGAGCGCGCTTGATGACTTTTACACGAAGATGGAAGTGGATGGGTTGCTAGGTGGCTACGTGCCCACCTCACGGACGGTGAACGGGAAAGCTTTGACGGGTAACATAACCTTGCAGATAGGCGATATACCTAACCTAACAAGTACGTTAGCTGATAAGGCAGATGTATCGGATTTGGCGGACGTGATTCGTTCAGGCGACAACAACACGGAGCTTAACAACGCGGCTGGCTATGTTACTGCAGCAACAGCTCCGGTGACATCGGTTAACGGGAAGACGGGATCGGTTGTGATTGATAAGGGGGATTTGAATCTAGGTAATGTTGACAACACGAGCGACGCGAATAAGCCGATAAGCACTGCCACTCAAACAGCGTTGAATGCAAAGGAAAACACCTCGAATAAAGCTACATCGCTCTCCAGCCCTAATAATACCACCTACCCGACTACACAGGCGGTGGCTACCGCTATTGCGGCGGTGCCCACGCAGAATCTGACAGCGGGGGCCGGAATCGATATAAGCGACAACGAGGTTAGCGTGAATTTCGGAACATCGGCTGGCACGGCGGCGGCTGGCAATGACAGCAGAATTAATAATGGCCAGACCGCCTACGGATGGGGTGATTATAGACAATGGGGGTTGGGCACAAGCATGCCTGTAACAGATGCGGATGTGCTGACAGGGAATCAATTCTTCTCAACATCTTCAGCTCACGCATTCGGATTCGGTAGTGGAGTGCAGTTACAGCGCCAGGAGGCGCAGTTAAGAGCGGGTCAGATACATATAGCTAACGGTTCATCAGTTACGGAGCCGATAGTGAAGGTGAGGGCTGGGTCAACAGGCGGCTGGGGGCCGATAAGAACCCTGTGGCACGATGGTAATTTCAACCCATCCAATTACCTTGCCACCTCTCAGCGAGGATCACCAAACGGTGTGGCGTCACTGGACGGAAGTGGCAAGGTTCCGACAGCGCAGCTACCCACTACGGGCATGCAGTACCAGGGTACATGGAATGCTTCGACAAACAGCCCGGCACTAAGCGACGGCACCGGAACCGACGGCTACTTTTATCGCGTCACAACGGGTGGGACGCAGAATCTTGGCAGCGGAAATATCACATTCTCGGTAGGCGACGATGTGATACACAACGGATCGGTTTGGCAGCGGGCACCGTCAGGTACGACCACAACCAACCTTGCGCTAGGCACACGTACTTCCACCACCATGCCTATTACCAACAGCAACGGTACGGGGATCACGCTACCTGCCCGAACATCGATCTACGCGGGATTGATGACTCCGACTGACTTATCGACGCTGAACAGCGCCTTACAGTCGGAATCCGACCCGACAGTGCCCTCTTATGTGAAGTCGATTACAAGCACTGAAAAAGCGAACTGGAATACAGCCTACTCACGGGGTGATTTCCGTGATTACGGGCTTGGTATCAATCCCTTCGTAGAGGATGCAGATACGATTACGGAGAGTCAATTTTTTAGCACCTCGTCTTCGCACGCATTCGGATTCGGCTCCGGTATTCACATGGGCCGGAGTGATGGTTCCAATATCCGTGCTGGGCAGTTCCATATTCAGAACGTAAGTTCAGGAGTGGAACCTGTTGCGAAGATAAGGGCGCTCAATGGCACCGGATGGACAGCTATAAGAACATTATGGCATGACGGCAACTTCAACCCATCCAATTACCTGACAACAGCTAATTTCACGTGGAGTAACCTATCGGGTAAGCCGTCCACTTTTACCCCGTCAGCACACACGCACAGCGGCTCGGATATCACATTAGGCACGGTGCCATTCGCTAGACTACCGACAGGCACCAGCGGCAGCACCGTGGCCATAGGCAACCATACGCACACATTGGCCGGAGACGTAACGGGCGGCATTGGCTCGACTGTGATTGCCAATGGCGCAGTGACTTTTGCAAAATTGCAGAATATCGAAACCAGTACCATAATGGGCAGGGTGGCCGCTGGTACAGGGGGCGCCACCGCACTAACAGCAGCTCAAGTGCGAACAATGTTGAACGTGGCTAATGGTGCGACGGCCAATAGCAGCGACGCCACCCTGCTAAATAGGGCAAACCATACCGGGACGCAGGCGATAGGTACGGTGAGCGGTTTACAGACAGCCCTAGACGGCAAGCAGAGTACAATTACAGGGGCGGCTACAACAATTACAGGCAGTAACCTGACTACCAACCGCGTACTGATCAGCAACGGGAGTGGCAAGGTGGCGGTTAGCGCTGTAACCTCTACAGAACTGGGTTATCTCGAGGGGGTGACTTCGGCCATACAGACACAGTTGAATGCTAGAGTACCAACTTCTAGGACCGTTAATGGAAAAGCGTTGTCTGCAAACATATCGCTTACTGCTTCCGATGTTTCTGCTGTGCCTTTGTCCGGCAACGCGACAATAAGCGGA